GTGAGAGCATCCTCCTGCCCATCGACGCGTCCCCGACCACGACTGAGTTCTACGCCGCCCGCGGTGAGGTCTTCATGATCGTCGGACGCACCTTCGCCGAACTGCCTTCCCGATGCCCGCACCTGTCCGGCGCCGGCAAGTGCAAGACCTACGCCAATCGCCCGGTCGCCTGCTCCCGCTTCGCCGTGGGCTCGACCATGTGCGTGACCGCCATCCAGCGCCGTCGCCCCGATCAGGCCGACGCCATCATGGCCCTTCTCTGACCTTTCCCACCAACACCCAATAACACACCCATGCCCGACCTCATCACCGAACGCGTCATCTATGACGGCATCCAAGCGCTCAACCAATCCGGCGCGAAGGAACTGCTTAAGTCCCCCGCCCATTACCAGGCGTATCTCGCCCGCACCCGCGAGGACAGCAAGGCCCTCCGCGTAGGGACCGCCGTCCACAAGCTGGCCCTCGAAGGGCTCGACGCCTACAACGCCACGCACGCCATCGCCCCGGACGTGGACAAGCGCACGAAGGAAGGCAAGGCAGAGTGGGCCGAGTTCGTCACCGCCAACGAAGGCAAGGCCATCCTGACCGCTGAAGAGGGCGCCCTCGTCGACGCGGTCGCCAACTCCGCTGCGGCCTGCATGAAGGCCAACGGCATCGTCCTGACGAAGACCGAGGTCATGTTCACCGCCTTCCTCGGCGATACCCTGGTCAAGTGCGCCATCGACGGCATCTCCGACGACGGCTACATCTACGATCTGAAGACTTGCGAAGACGCCAGCCCGCACGGCTTCCTTCAGTCCGTCCGTAAATACAAGTATGCCCTCCAGGCTTACTTCTACCGCCACGCCGTCGAGTCCGCCTACAAGTGCCGCGTCCTAGGCTTCCGATTCATCGCCGTCGAGAAGGAGCCGCCCTACGCCCACGCGGTCTATGAGCTGGGGCCGGAACTGATGACCGGCGCCGCCTTCGACTTCGAGCGCGCGCTGACCCTTTACAAGGAATGCACCGCCTCGGGCAACTGGCCCGGTTACCAGACCGAGATCACCACCATCGACATCGCCGCCAAGCCCAGCGCCGCGACTAACATCAACTTCGCCTAATCCACGCATATGAAAATCAATCAGTTCCTGAGCCTTCCTCCTGAGACCTTAACTAGGACTCTTCCTGACATCGGCGACAACCTTGGCTTTATCGCCTTGGCATCGCCCGGTGTGATGAAGGGCTTTCAAGCCAAGCGCATCACGACTACCTCTTTTGATGAAGTCATCTTTGAGAATGACCAGTGGGTTGTCCGTGGCGATTGCACCATCGATGAAAAAATCAATGGAGCAGTCACGCCGAGATCATACCAGGCTGACGGAGATAACATCCTTGATGGATGCCAAAGGAACGGCAAGCTGCACGAGACCTGGCCCTACCACGTTTGCCTCAAGGACTTCGTGGACAAGCAAGCCTTCTGCGATGCCTACGCTGTCGCCTATTACCACAAGAATATGAGCAAGGCCCGAGCCCTTGACGCCTAATTTCACACCAACATGACCACCGATAACGACCGCCCGCCGCTCACGTCCATCAGCACCAACGGCACCTACAAACTGAAACTCATCAAGCCCAAGTTCGAGAAGGTGAAGCAGTGGGAGGACGGCACCACGTCCTGCCGCCTGTTCTTCGTCGACGACAAGGGCTTCTGCCTGTCCAAGAACTTCTCCAGCAAATACGGCAAGGCCCTCGCCATGCTCGTCGGGAAGTTTAGCGGGAAGTACACCAACGAGATCAGGCTGGATGCCACCCCGGCAGAGTACCTGGAGTACCTGTCCCCCGCCTGCGGCCAGACCATCCTCGTCGGCGTCGAGGTCGAGGCCAACGGCGAGTGGCAGGGTAAGCCCCAGTATAAGTATAAGATGACTTACCCGCGCGGCTCCCAGAAACCTACCGCCCCCGAAGAGCCGCTGCCGCCCGAAGGCGTCCCCTTCTAACCCCGTGACTGAAGCACCCACGCCGATGTCCGCCCCGACGCTCGTCCTCATCGCAGGCTACGCCAGGGCGGGCAAGGACACGCTCGCCTCCGGCATCCTCGAATGGTCCAACCGACCCGCCGAGCATATCAACTTTGCCGACGCCCTCAAGGAGGCCGCGAACCACTACATGGATTACCTCGGCCTTGATGGGGACTTCTTCAAGGAGGACTTCAAGGTCGATAACCGCGACTTCCTCGTCCACGCGGGCAAGTTCGCCCGGCGCATGGATCGGGACGTGTTCGCCCGCCACTTCGCCAACTGGTGCCCGGTTATGAAGCACCACGACCAACCCTCCCCCGAGACGGTGGTCTGCTCCGATTGGCGCTACGTCAACGAGCTGCGCGTCTGCCAAGACATCCTCTGGGAGAAGGGCTGGAAGGTCCGCACCATCTACGTCGCCACCGCTGGGGTCGGCCCAGCCAACGACGAAGAACTCGACAGCATCGCCGAGATACGCGCCTCCCACCTCTTCGACCAGGAGTATATCTTCAGGCCGTCCTCGCGTAACGCGATCATGACCGAAGGCCGCAACCTCGCCCGCTCATGGAAACTCTGAACACCGACACGCTGCGCTGGGCGAACAAGGTCGGCCTTTCTCCCGACCGAGTCGCCTTCCTGCTGGCTTGCCCGAAGTATACCCGCACCGGGCGTAACGACAAGCCCGCCTACATCAAGGCCGAGAACCCTAACCACCACCTCCAGAAACTCGGTGACTGCTATTGGTTCCGCCTGCGTCGTCGCGGGAAGGACATCGTCGAGAACATCGCCAGCGACCTCGAGACCGCCCGCAAGCGCCGTGACGAGATGCTCGCGGCCTTCGACGCCGGAAAGCCCATCCCTTACATCAACGTCCGATGAGCATTAAAGCAGATTATGGGCAGGCAGTTAAAGCGGCCATTTATCAACTCGATCACAAGACAACCACTAAAGAAGCGGCAAAACTTTTTGGAGTTAAGCCTGAAAGCATCAGGTACGCCAGGATAAGGAAAAACATAGCGCACCCTTTTCCTAGAAAAAGTCACTGCGTAAAGGCCGCCAAGCTTCTCATCTGCGGAGAGATTAACCTTGATACTGCAACTGAGACATTGGGTGTTAAAAGACAGTCTCTCGTTAGCGCGGTAAACAGGCTTGGTGGAAGCATGATGTCAGTGAGAGAAAACAGGCGTCTTTATTTTAACCATGGGACGCACTATTACTTCCGACTTAGGACGAAGGGTAAAAATGTCCTTAAGTTCTTATCAAAGGATCTAAACGTCGCCCGGATAAAGCGCGACAAACTCGAGCAGAAGCTCGGACTTTCCAAATGAGCACCCCAACCCGCTTCGTCGCCTTCGGTGATAACCACGGCGACATGGCTGACGAGAACGCCGTCGAGGCCCTCGTCGAGTTCATCAAGGACTACAAGCCGACCGTCCGCGTCCACCTCGGCGACTGCTTCGACTTCCGATCACTGCGCCGTGGGGCCGGCAACGACGCCGAAGGCGCCGAGTCCCTCATCTCCGACATCGAGGCCGGTGAAGCCTTCCTCGAGCGCACCAAGCCAACCGTCTACCTGATGGGCAATCACGAGCACCGCGCCCAAGCTCTCCAGCATACCTCCGGCTCCGCCCTGGTCCGCGACTACTGCGCCGACCTCGAAGCCCGCATCAAGACCACCGCGAAGAGCTGCGGAGCGAAGACCATCCTGCCTTACCACGCCGAGAAGGGCGTATACCGACTCGGTCAGGTCGCCTTCATCCACGGCTATGCCCACGGCCTGAACGCCACCGCCGAGCAGGGCAAGCACTACGCTGACCGTGGCGGTGCTCTGATCCACGGCCACACGCACACGCTCGCCCAGGTCAACTTGACCAAGGCCGAAGGCGGCGCCGCTTTCTCCGCTGGCTGTCTCTGCCAGAAGGACGCCATGGCCTACGCGTCGCACCGCCTCGCCACTTCCCGCTGGGGGTCAGGCTTCGCCGCCGGCTGGGTCGACGGCAAGGACTGGAAGGTCTGGCTCGTCCACCGCGTCGGCTCCCGCTGGGTCTGGACAACCGACCTCAAGGTCTTCACCCCGAAGGCCAGATGAAGCGCTTCGATGCCCACGCCCTCGTCGCCGCGATCAACGCCGACGACACGCCCGAAGGCTGGCACAAGACCATCGAGGTCGTCCGCCTCCTAGGCTACAACACCCGGGCCGGAGTCGCCCTGCCTCTCGCCCGCATCGTCAAGGCTGGCTTCGCTGAACAGAAGACCATCCGACGAGGCCGCTTCATCTATCGCCTCTCGCCCAGGTTCAAGACTTGGGCCGCCGCCAAGGCCGCAGCTGAAGCCCTCGAGAAGTTCAAGGCCCCCAAGGGATGGGTCACCCTCTCCGAGTATGCCCACAAGCGCCGGCGCACCGTCCGCGGCGTGCAATACCGCATCGACGGCATGGCCCTCCCTGTCCGCATCCTCCGCAACCCGCGGAGCGTCCCTTACTACCGCAAGGCCGACCTAGACCGCATCCTACGCAAAGCATCTTGACCACGGGCACCCACGCCCACAAACCCCAACCCTCTCTTCCATGACTCCTCCGAACAATATTCCGGCGGAACGCCACCTCCTCGGTGCTATCATCCGTGATAACTTGGCGTTCCCAATTAACCTTAAGCCGTCCGATTTTTTCGAGCCTAAGCATCACGACGTAGCCGCGGCCATTCTTTATCTGCAGGCAGACGGCAAGACTGTCGACGAGACCACGGTATCTACATACCTTCACTCAAACGGCTCGATTGTAGAGCATTCTTTTATCTCTGACTTAACCGGATACGCTGGTTTCAGAGAACTACGCCAGGAGCACGTTGACATGATCGCCGACGCGGCCTTCATGCGCGAGGCTTCCCTGATCTCCTTAAAGGCCACCGACCCCGACCTTCTGCTCGAGCATTATGCCCGCCTAGCCGATAAGCGCAAGAGCCTGAGCGTCCGCCAAGGTGCGCAGCGTATGCCCATCGACGAGCTGATGAAGTTCGACCGCCAAGCCGACCCGACCAACGTGCTAGGCAATCGCTGGCTCTGCAAAGGCGGCTCCCTGGTCATGGCTGGGCAGGCTGGCACCGGCAAGTCGGCCCTGATGATGCAGGCCGCCATCAACTGGACGCTTGGTCAGGACTTCTTCGGCATCAAGACTAACGATGGCATGAAGATGCGCACGCTCGTGATCCAAGCCGAGAACGATGCCGGAGACGTGGCCGAGAGCATGCAGGACCAGATTAACGGACTGTACCTGGACGAAGACCAAAGGGCTGAACTAAAGGACCGGATGTTCATCTACCGCGAGAGCGTCGCCACGGGCAAGGAGTTCGGAGACGTGCTGCGTAAGCTAGTCATCCAGCATCAGGCTACAATCTGCTTCGTCGACCCTCTCATGGCGTTTGTCGGCGCTGACATCTCCGAGACCGCTGAGGCCGCCAAGTTCCTGCGCCACATCATCCAGCCCATCCTCAACGAGACGGGCGTCATCATCGTCTTCATGCACCATACCGGGAAGCCGAAGTCATCCAAGGACAAGGAGGGCCAGACCATGGCCGACCTCGCATACCAACTTTTCGGGAGTTCGGAGGTAACCAACTGGGCGAGAGAAATTGCGTGTTTGCAACGTTGCCCAGGGGACGAGCCGATCTACCGCCTAGGTCTGACCAAGCGCCGTAGCCGTGCCGGTATGACCGACGGCATCAGCCCTTCCCCAGTCGGCGAGATTTACATTCGCCACTCCCCCAAGCGCGGTGAAATCCGCTGGGTCAGGTCTGGGCCTCCCATGCCCACGGACGGAGAAGGCTATTAGACCCCCTTGGCTGGCCCGCCAATGCCCCTTTGGAGGGGTGGTGGCTACCACCCCCGCCTCAACCCACCCAACCCACCTTAAACAGGCCGCAAGGCCAATGCTAAATCTCTTATACAAAACCGATGACAAAACCGATGACAAATCTATGTCTCTACTGCAGTCCCTGTATGCTACAGGGACATGCAAGTAGAGAGGGAGGAAGGGATACGGCTCGCCTTGACGGCGGCCTACCCCCCTCCCCTCAAGATACAAAAGGCATCTGACGACCATGGCCTACTACCGCAAGAAACGCACCCCTGCCCAAGAAGAGGCTGACCGCGTCCGGCAGAAGATTGCCCGGGCCAAGCGCATCCAGACCCTCAAGACCTACCAAGAGCAATGGGACAACCCTGAGACCGAGCCCCTAATGCTTGCCCGATCTGCGTCAGGCCGGAGAAGCATAGCCGAACATCAGGCCATCCTTGAGCAAGCCGTGCATCGCTTCCTTCAGCGTCAGCCTGACAGCCTGACCAAGGTACGCTGGCTCGACGTATTTTGCCGAGGCTATGACCAGATCATGGAGAACGCCCGCATGGTCAGCCCAGGCTCACGGCCTAAGCTGCGGGCCAAGGATGAGGCCAACCTGTTCCGCACCTTTGTCCGCAAGGGATACTTACGACTCGATGCAGAGACAGGGCTTTGGAATAACACATGCAGGCTGATGTGATTTGCTTATTCACCTAGGCAATATCCTTGCTCACATTGCCAGCGTGACACGCGCTAGGCTCAACGACCTGACGGCTCCGGCTAAGGAGGCCAAGTCTTTTGACGCTTGGTTCTTTGCGCAGCCGAAGAAGGTCCAGGAGAAGATGCGGGAGAACGGCGTGCTGCCGTACGCTGAGATGGCGCAACCTCGGCACGTCTTCAACATCGACGCCAACCATCCTGACTGGGCGTTCAACCCGACCGACATCGGCAGACGCGAGGAGGTCGATGCGTTCATCTCACGCGATCATGTCGGCGTCATGCTCAAGGGCTTCATGGATGCGCTGGCCTGCACCGATAACTTCGCCTTTCGTCGCCACGTCGAGCTGATACGCTGGGCGCTGAGTCTGCCCGGCTGTCTGTCGTCTCGCCTGATCGGAAAGATGTATGGACGTTCTCACTTCTGGATGCGTGCCAGGGCTAAGGAGATCCAACGCACCGTGAACTCAGACGCGTGCGGTTTGTTTCCTCATGTGAATGCCAGACGCGGCAAGAATAAGGCGCCTAGGCCCTCGCCCCCTGCTACGCCCAACCGATGAAAACGGCCCATATACCCCCTCTAAGGAGTCTCCTAGACCCCCCCCTACGTCACGCGTGGCCCGACACCACGAAGGTTTTTCGTGGGGTCAAAGAGCGGAAACAGGCCGTTTAACAAACCATGGCTCTAACCAACTCAGAACTGGGTTTGGCGCTCGGCGTCACCGCGCAACGCATCAGCGTCTTGCGCCGCGAAGGTATGCCGACCGACAGCATCGATGCGGCTCGGGCATGGCGTGAAGCCCGGGCCAACGTGCAGCGGGCCGCGGCACCGAAGGCCGCACCGGCACAGCTCGATGACGGCTCCCTGGCTGACACGATCAGCGAACATCGGACCTTGGTCAGTCGGGCGCGTGGCGTCTGGCAGGCCGCGATGGAAGGGGGCGACCCTAACCAGGGGAAATATCAGTCGAGTTATAACGCATCCCTGAAGACGCTCGTCGCCCTCGAGGAAGAGCAGGAGCGTCGGCTCATCCTGACCAAGGATTACATCTCCGCGAAGGAGGCGACCGAGGCGATGCGCGACATGACGGCGGGCATCGTCAACCGACTCGACAAACTCGCCCTCGATGTCGCAGAAGGATGTAACCCCGAGAACCCTGCGAAGGCGGTGAAAGTTCTCGAGGCTTGGGTGCGCCGCGTGAAGGCCGACCTCTCCACCGATGAATAAGGCCGACCTACTCCGCGTAGGCCGTGACGTCCTGCGTCCGTCGGACTCGGGCGACGTCGTCGAGTGGCTGGAGTCCAACGTCCACGCCATCCCTGACTCGCCGATGCCCGGGCCGTTCCGCTCCGAGCGCACGCCTTGGGTGGCCGAGGCCCTACGCATCGCCGCTGATCCCGAGACCAAACTCCTGACCGTGCTTGCCAGCATCCAATCGGGAAAGTCCCTCTTCGCCCGCCTGCTCACCTGTCACATCATCGCCAATGCTCCTGGGCCGACGATGGTGCTTCAGGCCACCGACCCCGAGGCCAAGGACTTCGCCCTGCGTTATCTCCGCCCGGTCTGGAACAACTGCCCGCCGGTGAAGGCGCGTCTTTCGGGCGACGACCTCGACCGCTCGACGACTGCGGACTTCGACCGCATGACGCTCTACTGTCGCGGCATCTGGAACGAGGCGAACCTTCAGCGCCTGTCCCTGCGTTACACCATCGCCGACGAGTGCTGGATGGCGCCGCCCGGACACTTGGCGGAACTAAGCGCGCGCGTGACGGCGTTCGGCTGGATGGGCAAACGCATCTTCTTATCCCAGGGCGGACGGGCTGGGCAGGAGTTCCATCAGCTGCACGAGACGACGGACCAGCGTGACTGGAACATGAGGTGCCCGAAGTGTGACCACCTTCAGCCGTGGGTCTGGGAACAGATCAGGTTCCCCGAGGACGCCAAGGCCACCGGCACATGGGACTTGCACAAGGTCAGCGTCGGCACGACCTACGAGTGCGCGGCCTGTCGGACGCATCTGCCCGACACTAACGCCAGCCGTCTCGAGGCCAACGCCCGCGGAACCTTCGTCGCTACGTCGGTCGCCGCCAACTCCGGGCACATCGGCCTGCATTGGAACAGCCTAGCGACGATGAGCTGGGGCGAGCTCGGCGTGCTGATGCTCAAGGCCAAGGAGTCCGTCGACCAATACGGCGACGAGGAACCGCGGCGCATCTTCAAGCAGAAGCGGCTGGCCATGCCCTGGAGCGAAGAGGGCGGCGAGATGGTGGCGCTGGCTGAGGCCGCCAACTACAAGATGGCGGACGCGTGGGACGCCGAGGCCGCGATCACCCCGAAGGCCCGGGTCGTCGAGCAGAAGGACGCCGTGCCCGGGAGCATCCCTTTCCGCACGATGGGGGTCGACGTCCAGCGTGGCCACTTCTGGGTGACTGTGCGCCGATGGGCCAAGACCGGGCATAGCCGATTGATGGCCTTTGCCCGTATCGACTCCTGGGGCAACGTCGAGGCGTTCGCCAAACAGCACGGCGTCCACCATGCGCTTGTCCTCGTCGACTCAGGCGACAACACCACCGAGGTCTACCGCGAGACGGCCAAGCGGAACTGGAAGACCGCCAAGGGCTCTGGCTCCGACGACTTCGCCGTGACCGACAAGTCCGGCAACACGACCCGCCGCTTCTACTCCGAGAAGCAGTCCATCGTTGTCCCTGGCATCCCGCAGCGGGCCATCCTGATCGTCCACTCGGCCACCGCTGGCAAGGACCTCCTGCACGGCTTGCGGGCTCGCCGCGTCTGGACCTATGCCATCGACGCAACCGAGGAGTATGCTTCTCAGCTGAGCGCCGAGGTGCGCGTAAAGGACAAGCGGACCGGGAAGCCCATGTGGATACTTCCCCAGGGGAAGAAGGATAACCACGCCATGGACTGCGAAATCCTCGCCCTGCTGGCCGCCGTCCGCTGGGGCATCGCCGGACGGGAAACCGCCGAAACCGACTTGCAACCGTCATGACCCTTGGCACGCTATATGCAAGGGTGCGTCGTTTAGTGTCGTGGGAGGAAGAGACTCATGGCGTGGGCTGGGCGGCGCACCCCCCTTTTAACTTCCATTCTCGGCAAGTTTAAATGGCCTCTGGACTCTTTATCGGACTTACGGAGTGCGAACTCCTAGACATCAAAGCCAAGGCGGTCGCCATGATCACCGAAGGTAAGACCCTGATGTCCTATTCCGACTCCGGCTCGTCCGCGTCCAAGCAGTTCGCCATGCCTCCGAAGGAGATGCTCGCCGAGGCGATGTTCGCCCTGAGCCGCCTCGACCCTTCGACCTACGGCGCTCGTCGCACGATCATCTCGACCGACTGGCAGAACCGTCAGGACTAATTTCCATGGCCATCCGCAAGAAGATTAAGACCGTCAGCCTGCGTCCCAAGACGCCCAAGGCTACGCCCTCCGCCCCGCAGCCGCAGGCTTCCTACGGCGATTGGCAGAGCATCGGCGTGACGCGTGCCCGCCGTGCGGCCTACGGCGCCGAACCGCGTGACCTCCGCCGCGACCTGACGCCCTACGACCGCCTGACGATGGTCCGCAAGTGCCGCTGGGCGGAGCGTAACTCCGGGCTGTTCAAGCAAATCCTTGCGGACATCTGCCTCTACACCGTGGGCGACGGCATCAAGCCCCAGAGCCACGCGTCGACCCCTGAGATGCAGGAACGCTATGAGGCTTACTTCGCCGAGAAGGCCAAGCGCATCGACATCACGAACCGCTTCTCGTTCTACCAGGCTCAGTCCATCCTTCTCCGCGGCATGATCCGCGACGGTGACTCCTTCGCCGCCAAAGTGCGTAACGGCGCCGGTGAAGCCAAACTTCAGCTGATGGAAGCCCACCGCGTCGGCGACCCGCTCGAAGGCAAGGTGCCCGAAGGTATGCACGACGGCATCCAGTTCGGTCCCTATGGCGAGTATATCGCCGTGAACATCTACCGCTCCGACGGCTCGTCCCGCCAAATCCTCGCTCAGTCGATGATGATGGTGGTCGACCAGGAGTATGCTTCCGGCGCCCGTGGCGTGCCCCTGCTTCAGCACAGCATCAACAGCATTCAGGACGAGATGGAAATCCTCGCCCTTGAGAAGCAGGCCGTGAAGGACAACGGCGACGTGACCCGCATCATCAAGAAGGCGGGCGGCATCCTCGACGGCGACATGGCCAACGAACTCGGAGCGACGGGAACCGGCTCCTACGCCAACCTCGCCAACACGATGGGCGGCAAACTCATCGCCCTTGAGCCCGGGGAGGACATGACGTCCTTCCAGAGCAACCGCCCCAACGCCACCTTCACCGGCTTCCTTGCGGCGCTGGAACGCGACATCAGCATGGGCGTCCTGCCTTTCGAGTTCGTCAGCGACCCTTCAAAACTCGGCGGAGCGTCCATTCGTCTAGTCACCGCAAAAGCCTCACGGGTTTTCGGAAAATATCAGAATACGATTATCGAAACCTTCTGCGTTCCGACGTGGGGTTATATCATCGGCCAAGGCATCGCCGCTGGCGACATCCCAGACGACCCTAAGTGGAACGAAGTTTCTTGGACCACTCCTAAGTCCGTCACCGTCGACGCTGGCCGAGACGCCGCCAATGATCGCAACGACGTCGAGATGGGCCTCCTCTCGATGTCCGAACTCTACGCCCAGCGCGGCCTAGACTTCCGCACCGAGATGGACAAACGGGCTTCCGACATGGCCTTCATTATCGAGAAAGCCAAGACCGCCAAGATTCCTGTCTGGATGCTTTACAAGCCCGACTTCAATTGGCTCCAGCAGGGCCAGGCTAACAACCAGATTTCGGAAGGCACCGCCGACAACCTTGACCTCCCAGAGGTTGAGGACGAACCAAGTTCGATGGAAGAGCCTTCCTCAGAAGACCAACCCAATTCCTAAGACCATGCGTTTCCTCACTAACGGACTGTCGGGCCGCGAGCCCCTCCTCATCGACCCGACCAAGGCCAAGGACCACGCTGTCCTCGCCGAGAAGTTCGGCTTCACCGATATGCTCGCGCAGCTCTTCGGCGTGGCCCCTAAGCCCTACGTCGTCGACGGCATCGGCATCATCCCGGTCGTCGGCGTGATCGGCAAGGGGCTGTCCCCGCTCGAGAAGATGATGGGCGCCGTGGATGTGAACGAAGTCTCTGAGGCCCTCGATGCGTTCGCCGCAAACCCCGAGGTCGAGAAGGTCGCCCTGCAAATCTCTTCCCCTGGTGGCACGGTAACCGGCGTCGAGGAACTCGCCAACAAGGTCCGCTCCTTCGGCAAGCCTACCCTCGCCTACACCGACTCCGAGATGGCCTCCGCCGCCTATTGGATTGGCTCCGCTGCCGACCGCGTCGTCGCCAGTCCGTCCTCCACCGTCGGCTCCATCGGCGTCTACATGGCTATTCCTGACTACTCCGAAGCCGCCAAGATGGCTGGTATTAAGATGGTCGTCATCAAGTCCGGCAAGTTCAAGGGCGCCGGCATCGAAGGCACGAGCCTCGACGAAGGCCAACTCGGCAACCTCCAAGAGGGCGTCGACACGATCCACGCCGAGTTCAAGGAAGCCGTGAACATGAAGCGCAAGATGGTGAAGGCCGAGGCCATGGAAGGCCAGGTCTTCTCCGGCAAGCAGGCCGCCGCCCAGGGCTTGGTCACGGGCTTGGCCGACTCTTTCAACGACGCCCTGCGTTCGTTCTAATTCCATTAACCGCAAATCTAAGATGACCATCGAAGAGCAACTCCT